GCGGTGAATGCCGTCGTAGGTTTTCCCCATAAAGCTTTTCTCGCCCCAGACACCAAACTGTTCGCAAACTTTGTGATCTTCGTCGGATAACAGCGTGAAGTTCAGCAGCTCTTTTTCGGCAAATTTGGACAGTTTTTCTGGTTTATCGGTGCTGATCCCCAGCACTTCTACGCCAGCTTCTTTCAATTGATCCATATTGTCACGCAGGCCACAGGCCTGAACAGTACAACCTGGCGTCATGGCCTTAGGGTAGAAATAGACCAGGACCTTCTGTCCCTGGAAGTCGGCCAGATTAATCTGTTCGCCGTCCTGATCTGGCAAACTAAATTGCGGCGCAGAATCACCGGCTTTCAGTGGGCTCATTTTATATCTCCGTCAATTGTCTTCATGCTGAGTGTTGCTCACGACATTAATACTGCCTTGCGCATTCAGTTCTGTACATAGCTGATGAAAAGCTTGCTCAATAATTGTCGCATCCGTGTTCGCCGGGCTATGGGCGGTTATCTGTATAGACAACTGAGCTGGATTCCCGCCCTCTGCCGGGCGGGTCTTTGACGCCAGTTCGGCAATGTTCATCTGGTGCGTATCAAACAAATCGGTAAAGCGTTCTATCAGGTGCGGTGAATCTTTGACTTCGACCTTAACCCACACAGTTGCTGGCATGGGTGGGCGTTCGTGGGCGCTGGTACGTTTCATCACGATCAACAACTCTAGCTCTGCGCCTTTTTGCGGCAGGGTAGACTCAATCAGGGTGATGGCGTTCCAACTGCCAGAAAGAAACATGATAAAGGTGAACTCGTCACCGAGCATCGCCAGACGGCTGTCTTCAATATTACAACCGCAACTGCTGACCTGACGGGTAATGGTATTCACGATACCTGGGCGGTCTGCACCTAATGCGGTGATAACAAGATAGTGTTGTTGTGGCTGCGGCAAAATTGCTCTTCCTGTCATGCTTGGGAGTATTCCCAAGGTAAACATAAAAAAAACCGCCGGACAAGCGCTTACAACACGTTGATTGCTTGCTTTTGCAGTGGTGTCAAAAGTACCATGAGTCCCTATTTTAAAGTTTGCAACCCGCGCCACAACTGCCTAATCACTTGCTGTACCGCCATTCCTAAACGTTTTAAATCCGATTAAATCCGGTGTAATCCGGGTAATTTGGGCAAAATGTGGATCACTTTCTTGCTGTGGATTGCCCGCTATTTTGCGTGGGATCCGTTCTCCAGCGGGTTTAGCCGCACGGCATCATTGAGATAATCCGGGGCAAAGTGGGCGTAAGCCATCGTCTGCACAATAGACGCATGACCCAATATTTTTTGCAGTGTCAGAATGTTGCCGCCGTTCATCATGAAATGGCTGGCGAATGTATGCCGCATGACGTGGGTTGCCTGTCCGTCTGGCAGGTCAGGAATTACGGATTTGAGAACGCGGCGCACATTTAAATAGTGGACGTCAGGAAAGAGGCGGTTGCCATCACCTGCCATAATTTCATCATGCAATGATTGAGATATCGGCACGGTTCTGTTTTGCCCATTCTTGGTATTTATGAACGTCACTTTATGCTTCATCACCGCAGAACGGCACAGGGTCGCTGCTTCATTCCAACGCGCTCCGGTAGCCAGGCATAAACGGGCTGTTTTTAAGTTATCACCTGTTAACGCACTTAAAAAAATCTGGATCTGGTCTTGTGTTAAAAATGTCATTTCAGATTGATTTTTACTTAGTAAATCAATCCCTTTCATAGGATTAACATCTTTATACTGGCCTGCTTTAATCAGCGTTGTGAAAACGCCACTAAGTAGCTTCTGATACTTATTAACGGTTGCTGGTTTGAGTCCGCGTTTAAGTTGTTCTGCTCTGTAATCCGAAAAAATCCCCTTCGTCATTTTCGCGCCGGGCGGGTTGCCAACGTCGCGGGCTATAGCCAAGAGATGTAACTTTGCCTGTGCGCCTGTTTTAAGCGACTGGCCTTTGTACTTCCACCAAAGTTCAATAAATTCGGTAAGAGTGCGGCGATCTGTGGGTTTCTCCAGCCAATCTTTATTGTTCTGCGTTGCGATCACCCAGCGTTCATACTGTTGCGCCTCTCCCTTAGTATCAAACCGCTTGCGTACGCGTTTACCGCTGCGCCCTTTAGGGCGAACGTCAACAAGGTATTGGCCGCTATCCAGTTTACTGATCGTCATTCGAAATAGTTCCGTTCATAGCAAATCCCGCCACTAGACCATTTATCCATAATTTTCAATGCGATCAGCCAACCTTTTGGTCGTTTTGGGGGGTAGATATGTCGTTTTGCCCATCAGGGGAGAGAGCCGGGGAGATTTGCCCCGCTGCTTCTGACGTCTTACCCGTCATTAACCAAAGAGTATATTTTTCAAATCGGGGGTGCTCCGTAACCTTAAGCAAGATTTCGCTGCCTACCCCGTCTCTTCTCCCTGTCTCGTATGCCTTCTGAGTGCTCTCAGCAATGCCAGTTAATTCAGCGAATTGGAACCGAGTTAGACCCTCTGATTCCCTCACGTCTCTAATCTTTTGCCCTAAACGCATTGACATGGTGACAAATGTCCCCTTAAACTCTGTATCAAGGGTTACATATGTATCCCTTGAGTCCGACAAAATCCGGTTAAATCCGGCTCGATCTATGAGGATAAACCATGACAACACGCAAGCCCAAGCCGTTGATGGTAAAAATGCCAGATTGTCCGGTAGTTTTTTGCCTTCCATATCCAATGCTGACCCTTTCGGCTTATGCAGAAGTCACCGGGCAGACAGTCAGAACCGTGCAACAACAAGCCAATGAAAACCGCCTTACGATCTCCAAAAAGAAACGAGGCAAAGAACGCGAAGTAAACATGGTTTACGAATTCTTGGTTGCTTACGAAGAAGCGCAGGAAGCGCTGAGAATGAAGGTTTAAGAAAAGTAATTATGTCAAACCACTTGTTATAATTGCTGGGAAATAATATGAGCCAATTAATTCAATTAAGTCGCCATAGTTATGTTTATCGCGGTTTTACTATTCATAAATGTCCGCGCAACTCAGCAACAATGAGAACTGCGTATAGCGTGTTAAGTGATGGTAATTATTTTGGGCGTGACTTTGCATTAGCGGAAGCGATGAAAACCGTTGATCAAATCCGTGATGGGAGTTCGCAGTAATGAATATAAACCAGCATCCGTCACTTGCCAGCCTGTTGAAACAAGGCTGTCAGGTGACGCACCACCGCCACGTTAACGGCTGGATTGAAACGCCTGACGGGCGCTTCTTCAAACCAGAATCTACAAAGGTTCAATTCATAAAGGGAATGAGTAAACCCTTTGTTTATACGAAAAAGATAAACAAAGGATTATTTGCTTCATTTATTTCTATATTACGGAAGTTTATTTAATTCTTAGGATTAAACTGCGTTTCATTAATTAACTTTTTCTCACTGTTATCACTTTATTAAGTGATGGCGAATTCACACACCCAAAATAAGGGGTTCGTTATGTTTGGTATGTTCAAGAAAAAAACCGCTGCTGTAAAAGTTGAATTAAAGAAAGTTGAAAACCGCGATCTGATGGAAGCCATTGTTGGCGGCTGTCTGCTGGTTGCTGCTGCTGATGGTGAAATTGAGAAAGAGGAAACGGCAAAGCTTGATCAACTGCTGCGTTCCAATCCCCGCCTGAGCCATTACGGCAACGAAATCACCGCGCTGATCACCCGCTTCACGGAACAGCTTGAAGCGGGCTTCCGTGTTGGTCGCATGAATATCCTGCGTGAAATCGAAGATATCAAAAATGATCCGAAAGAGGCGGAAGAAGTTTTCGTCAACATGCTGACCATTGCCGAGGCTGACGGTCAGATCGAACCGGAAGAGCAGAAAGTATTGGAAGAGGTTGGGCGCCGTCTGGGCCTGCGCGTTGAGGATTATATCTGATGAGCCAAATGCTGAGCATGTTGCGGCCCGCGCTGGTTCTGTTGCTGGCTTTCATGGTGGTAGCAGTGGATTTCACCAGCTATCTGCTCTCAGCGGTTGGCGATCTGTTCTTTGTGGGGGCGCTCGTTGTTCTGGTTTGGCCTGCGATTAAGCCAGCCAAAGGGCAGCAGAGCGACGAGTAAGAGAGGCACCGGGAAACCGGTGCTTATCCGGGGCGTTATTTCTGAGTGGCGCGCCTGATAAGCGGTAGTGAGAGGGGAGAAGGTTATGGGTATCGGACAAAATAAGTCAGCCTCTGGGCGTCAGATGTTTCTTGAACAGCGCGCGCGTTTGCAATCGAAGGTTTCAGCTTCCCGCACCAATGACACGGCGAGCCGTTTTAATCGTCTGGGCGAGACTCAGAAAAAAGCGATCATTCTGCTGGCAAACGAAGCCGCGCAGCGGTTCAACGATCTGCCGTCGCTTACACACTCCCATCTCACCATGCCTTTCGAACAGTTCAGTTCTCAGGACAAGGTGAGCCTGATGTTGGGAATTAAGCGCCTTGCCGAGCTGGCTACCGCTTTGCCGTGGGAGTTTCCCGATCACGCCGCTCCTCGCCTTGAAATTCAGGCATTACGCGAACCACCACCCGCGCCGGATGGCGCAATCAATTAACCACTGAATGATTAACCAGTAGTCAGGCGCATCACCGCGCCGGGCTTCCTGCACCCAGGAGAAAGCAAAATGATTCGATCTCTACTCAAATGGCCCGGTGGTAAAAGCCGCGTTATGTCTGAATTGCTGCCCCATTTACCAAAAGCTGATTGCCTCGTTGAACCGTTTGTTGGTGGGGCTTCGGTGTTTCTCAATACTGATTATCGCCGCTATATCCTTGCGGATATCAACCCAGACTTGATCCGCCTTTATCGTGAGGTAAAGAGCAATCCTGAACTGGTGATTGACCTTGCGCGCCCGCTTTTTACGTCTGGCAATTCCAAAGAGGACTATTTACAAAACCGCAGCATTTTCAACGGCACTAAGGGCTTGCTTGATGTTGCTCGCGCGGCTCTCTTTCTCTATCTCAACCGCCACGGTTACAACGGGGTAGTGCGTTACAACCAGAGCGGTGGTTAGAACGTGCCATTTGGGCAGCACAAGTCTGCGCCTTACTTTCCCGAAGCGGAGATCCGCCACTTCGCGGAGAAGGCCAACGACACAAAAGCCATTTTCCTGTGCAGTACGTTTCAAAACACCCTCAAAGTGATGGTTGGAACAGATGAAGCCATTTACTGCGATCCGCCGTACCTGCCTGCCAGCGATACCGCCAATTTCACCCAATACCATACCGAGCCATTCACCGAGCTGCACCACCGCCAGTTAGCGGCGGAACTGCTGGAAGTGAACCGCAAATATGGCGCGCCGGTTGTCATTTCCAACAGCGACACCAAAACCACCCGCGAGATTTACCACCGCTTCCGCCTGCATGAAATCGACGTGCAGCGCTCTGTTAGTACTGACACCAGCAACCGCCAGAAGGCCAAAGAGGTGATCGGCGTTCTCAAGGTATGCGAAGGGTGCGGGCGCGCTGGAGGTGGATGCTGCCCGGATTGTGGGGCGGTGATGGGTAATGCGACTTACAACGAGATGGTTGCTGCGGGTGCGTTTGATGATCAGGAGGCTTTCTAATGGGGAGCAAATTGCAGTTAGACCAAATGAAAAACGTTGCGGTTTTTTTCAATTACGGCGGCAGAACCGTGGCTTTAAAAATGACAGCCGAACAAAAGAGAGTGATCGGCCTGTTTGCTATTTCAGCCGTTGAAGGCACTGCGATACTGGTGCGGGTGCCTCATTTGTCATTACCAGCTGATCCAGAAATGGAGGCTCTGTAATGTCAAAAATCTATATCGCTGGCCCAATGAGCGGATTACCTGGCTTTAATCGCCCGGCGTTTCACCGTGCTGCGGCGCACATTGTACGGCGCGGAAACGTTGCTCTTAATCCGGCGATCCTGCCGGATGGCTTAGAGCAAGCGGAGTATATGGATATCTGCCTTGCCATGCTTCGCTGCGCTGATGGCATCTTCATGTTGGACGGTTGGCAACAGTCTGCTGGGGCAAAGGCTGAGCATGCGCTTGCTGAAAAGTTGGGGCTGGGTATTCAGCACCAGATGATTGATCGGTACATGGGCGTGCGATGACCACCGCAGCAAGTGGGCGCGGCGTCCCGACGCCGCCCCCTCCGTATCCGGGTAGCGCACCTGACACCACCCAGTACGATCACGAATGGCAGAAGCCAAAAAATGCCATTTGTATTGATAAGACTCCCGTTGTTGATCTAGTTGAGCTGGGTCAAGAACAGGAGTTTTTGGCGTGGGTGAAACTCACTCTTTCGCCACTTCCTCGTTTCATCCGTCTGCGCCTTTCATCTCGCATCGACAGTATTCACACCATGAAGGGCAGGCACATAGCCCGTCTGGCACTGCGCGATATTATCCGCAGGGATCTGCCGCCCATTAATATGGTGAGTGAGCAATACGCTATTGATATGACCGATGAGGCAAAATCTCAGGCGGATACAGCTTTTAAGGGATTAAACTCGCTTTACCACACGTTTAGCATTCTGCACGGATTGGTTGAGCGTTTTAACCGCCTCCCAGACTTCACGCAGGAAGATGTTGAGCTGCTTGCGCAGGATATTGCGATCTATATGCAGTCAGTGTTGAGTGAGGTTCACGAAACGGTAGAGATGCAGAGTGATCGCCGGTATGCGGGATACCTCTATACCGAAGCGGCGAACCTTGCCCGGCTTTTCTTCCTGACGCCGCCGAACTGGGGAAAGTATTGCCGTGGTGCGCTGTTTATTGATGACGCTACAACCAGTATTAGCAAAATGCTGGATGATCGTTATTGGCATCGTAACCTGAAAAAGTACGCTACCCGCTGGCGTGAGCACCTGCATATTGCTTTTGGTGATGTGAAACGTGGGGCTGCGCCGTATTGCAGTAAGCATCACGTTGATGAGTGGGACGCAAGGCGCAAACGCAGCCGTGCGATCATGGCTCGCCTTGAGCTGGAAGACCAGGACACCAAAGAGCGTATTTCACTTATTGAGCAGATCGATAAGAGCATATCTAACCCGGCATTGCGCCGTGTTGAACTTATGACCCGTATTGGTGGCTTTGAGAAAGTAGCCACTGAAAGCGGCTATTCAGGTCAGTTTTTTACTCTGACAGCCCCATCCAAATACCACGCATATACCGTATTCGGTCATCGTAATCCCAAATGGAATGGATCCTGCCCAAGAGCCACGCAACGCTACCTTAACAGGGTGTGGCAACAGATCCGTGCTGAGCTGGCCCGCCGTGAAATTCCGGTCTTTGGTCTGCGGGTGGCTGAGTCTCACCATGATGGTACGCCGCACTGGCACGGCCTGCTGTTCTCTTTGCCGGAACATTCCGGCGAGTTGTTGGAAGTGATGGAAGACTACGCAACCCGCGAAGATTCGGAAGAGTTGCAGGGTAAGCACGGCAACCGCCCGCGCTTTGAAATGAAGCCGATCGATCAGGCAATCGGCAGCGCCACCGGCTACGTGGTGAAGTACATCAGTAAAAATATTGATGGATATGCGCTTGACGGTGAAACCGACGACGAGAGCGGCAGGCCGCTGAAAGAAACCGCTAAACACGCTACCGCCTGGGCATCGTGCTGGGGGATCCGTCAGTTTCAGTTTCTGGGCGGTGCCCCGGTATCAGTCTGGCGTGAGCTGCGCCGGTTCCGTAATCAGGAACAGGCGGACAAGATAAACCCGCTGTTTGCCGAGCTGCACCGCGCTGCGGATGCTGGCGACTGGCAGCAATATACCCAATTGCAGGGTGGGGCGCTGGTTGCCCGCCGTGATCTGCCGCTGCGCATCTGGTACCAGCAGAAAGATGAGCCTAATGATTACGGTGAATATCTGGATCTTATCAAAGGTCTGATGATGCCCGCCGTTCACATTCCACCAATTGAAACCCGCCTGCATTCCTACCGCATTGTGAGGATGAAACCGGAGATTTTAGATGACTCCGGGCAGGCCGTTGGTTTTGATTTTGACCTTCGGGGCGCGTCCGCGCCCTCTAGGACTCGTGTCAATAACTGTACCGAGGTTAAAAAACGCTCAAATTCGAGCGGCGGATCACCGCCAGTTTTAGAGCCTGAACAGTTTGAGATCGGTCAGCTATCACGCGAACAGCGAAAACGGATAAGCGAAAGCCTTCACAACTTCAAAACGCCTAAGAAAACACCTGCGGAACTCTATGAGGATCTCGCTCATGCCATAACCATTGGCGAATGTACCGACGATGATATTAGCCGGGCTGAGAGTTATCTAAGAACCGCCAAAGTGGTAAGGCAACAAGAGCAGGTTTTATCACCGGCAATTGCGGGTCTGGCTGGGTTGGTTCAGTCATGGGCGCAAGTTAAGAAAGTACAAATCAGCAAGCCGCAGGCCATCCAACTGGCGCGCGGTAATGAAGTTTCGGTGCTGGATACCGTATATCGCGCGAATCCTGTTACGGGTGAATTGATTATTGCCGGTGTTGATAAGCCATGGCGTAAAGGCTTAGCCAGCCACAAAGCTGGTGAGTTGTTTAGCCGCTTGAGAGCGGCAGTTATATCGGCAGATGATGGACAGTAAGAAAGGGAAAATGAAAATGATTTTGGATTTTATAGGTTTTTTACTGACAGTTTCTGCTTACGACTGGATGCGGGTGAATGTTCCCGCAAAGCGCCGGGCTGCATGGATTGCTGCGGCGGTAGTTTTGTTTGCGTGGGTTTTAATTCGGGCTGTTGGTGAGGTGCTGATCGAGCGGTGGTGGTGAAAATCGATATAAACGGCGCAACTTGTTGCGCGGGGGATAACGATTCTGCTGGCGCGGGCGGCAAAGAGTCCGCTAGCGCCACAAAGTGGCGCTCATTGAGTACCGCACTGTCAGATTTGGCAA